CTTACATCATTAATTAAGTAATCAGCAATTTCTTCTTCTAATATAGTATAAGGCATTGCCCCGAACCAATCTGGCAATGAGTAGTAATCCTCACCCAACGTATATAATGCAGTCCACACAATAGATATTTCATCTTTATTATCCTTGTTCCAAATCGAATAAGATTCAGGTTTGAATTTTTTAGTTTGCGTCCAATCCTCGCAATACCATACATTTTGAATGATACCGTCTTTGTCTTTTTTCCCTAATCTCAGTTTTTCAACTGAAATATGTTTAATAGCTGAAAGTTTGCCTTTAGTCCTAATGATTTGCATTGCTTCCTGACCATAAGTTTTAAAGTCAAAACCTATTTTTTCAAGTTCTTCATCTTTAAATATACTTATTACTTTAGCCCATTCACTTGGTTTAATAGCCTTTTCAGGGCTTGTTAATCCATTACCTTGGAATAGCTTTACAAAGTTGTTTATGACCGTGTTATTCGTTGCGCTATAAACGTAGCGATTACGCAAATAGGCAAAGTAATTATTATCTGCTCCCCATTCTACCCAATCATTTTTTTTTGATTCAATTGCTGGTGGTACAATTTCGGTTGCTAAATTTACGATGTGATTGCTCATGCAAATATTATTTCTGAATTTAAAATTTCGTTGCCGTCTATAACCTTAATTAACCCTTTATACACTTCATTCAATCCATTGTAGCAAAATATATCATAAACCCCTTTAGAGATGTTAAACACGTCTTGAAGTTCAACCCAATTTGCAAATAAAGTGAAAGCTGGAACATAATCAACCCCGTTAATAGTAACCTTATCAATTAAAGGTTCACTTGGAGTGATATGCAACACTTGAATTAAAGATGAATTAGCTGTTATAACGTTCATATATATATAACGAAAAAAGGCTAAATTGTTAAACAAAATAGCCTTTTTTTAGGTTAGTGTAAAAATATTAATCTCCTACAATTACATTAAATCCAATGTTACTTGGTGCATCGTCCAAGAAATAAGCTGGCTCATATTCATTTGCCATAAATTTCATAGTGTAACCATTAAGGTCTCCTTCTGCTGTACCACTTGCAATTGAACCCTCGGTCATATCAGCACCACGAGTTAAACCAATCAACATATATACACCCGTATTCAACTCTACAATCACCTTGTACGTTCCGTAAGCTAACAATTTAAATTCATTGTTAGATTGTGCGTTAATGTCATGCAATGTTAAAGTTAATTCTTGACCAAAGAATGTAGTACCATTTTCTTTAGAGACGTTTGCAGTTTGGTTTAATCCCGCATTTGCTCTTAAATCGTATTGGTATGCGTTAATTGGTGTTGGGTCAACACTTACATCTGTTATAATGTTAGAATTTAAGCCATTAACTGTTAATCGGTCTAGGGTTAATTGAGAATCGTTAACAAACCAAACCCTTTTAACGCCCCCCATTCCATTTTTACAGCCTTTTAATCTGCCTTTTGTTAGTAAACAACTCATTGTTTTTAGTTTTTATATGAAAAAGGGGCATAGGCTTTAATATCCATGCCCCAAATTCAAAGATTAATATTAGTTAGCTGCGTTTACGATTCCGTAAGTAACAACATCTGCGTAAGTAGCAATTTGCGCACCCGCGGTGAAACGAATAATAACGTTTACATTCTGAGAACCGTCAATAGGACCTTGGTCGATTACTCTAACCTCCGATAAATCAGATTCTAAAGACGTTCCAAAGAATAAATTAGATTTCAAAGTACAGATTGCTTTAGAACCTGTCAAACCTGAAGCTAATAATACAGGAATACCATCAAATGTTAAAGCGCTATCCCATGAGAACCATTGTGTTACATTTCCATTTACACCTGAAGCACCTACACCTGAAGTTGACAATACACGTGCATACGCTCTGTAAATAACAGGAGAAACATAAATAGCCAAATCAGGATTACCAATCAAAGATTCTGGAATAGCATCAACTATTTTGCCTAATTCAGCTAAAACATTCAATGACGTTACGGCTGCACCAGCTACTTCTTGAGCTGCTGGTAAAGTAGCAGCTAATGAAGCTAAAGTAGCAAATCCAGCAAATGAGTTAGCTGCGTTTGTACCTTCCCACATATAAGACTCAACATTTTTTGCAACTTGTTTGCCTAAAAACAAAGTCATTTGTTCAGCTACTGCTTGAGGTAAAGCTCCGTTGATATCCCATCCTTCTCCTTCCCAAGTAGAAAGAAAATCTTTTTTACAAACTTTACGTGCTAATTCAAATTCTTTAACCGTTAAAATTACATCAGATAATGTAATTGTTCCTTGTGGATTAAAATCACATGAAGCATCTTGAATAGCTCCAGAACCTCCGAAAAGTCCTAATCTAGTTTTAAAATTCACGTTTGGCAAAACGGTTACTAATCCGTTCGCTAAAGTTGACCCGCTTAATACAGAAGCCTGTACATATTTTTTTTGGTCAAATCCTACATAAGTAGTTGTTACTGTTGTTGTTGTTGGCATATTCTATATTTAAGAATTAATAATTTTTTGCATTTGCGCTTCTATTCCTTTGTAATTTTTTGAAATAGGCTCTACGTTTGGTTGTTGTGGTTTAATGCCTTGTGGCTCATCCTCAACTTTAGAAAGTTCTAATTTCAAAGCACTTAATTTCGCTTCAAAATGATTTTCTACTTCTTTAATTGCTTCAAAGAAAGTTTCTTTACTTACGCTTTCAACTATTCTTTTAGGCTCTTTTTGTGATGGTTCCGAAGCCGTTTGAGTTGATTGCTCGGGAGCAACCTCCGTACTCATTTCTTCAACTTCTTTAACCTCTTCGATTATACCCTCTGTCATTACGACAATGATACGACCATCAGCTAATTTGTGTTCTCCGATTGGCGCTGGAACAATTCCATCAGGAGTAACCACACCAATACTAAACCCAACTTCAAACTTTTCAGCTTCTAGGATAGTTCCATCCTCTAAAGGCAACTGTTCCAATGAAACTTCAACTTTTGAAAGTTTTAGTAATTCAGCGATTTTTTCTACTAAATTCATATTATATTTATTTTGCTACGTGAACCAACACCCTCACGCTTGGGTCTTCTTGTTGTATAGGCTTCGGTGTTTCCGTAACCTCTTTTTTAACTTTACTCATATCCGTTTGATTTTAAAAGTTTTCTAATTTCTTCGATAGCGCTAACTTCTTTTTTTCCTTCAAATTTTCCCTCGATTGAAAAACCTTTATAAGTGCCATTTAAAATTCGTTCTTTTAACTTATTATCTTCTACTTTCATTGCAATAGCCCAACTACCTTTAGGAGCTTCAATTCCGTAGTTAGTAATTTTATCTTTTTTTGGATTTTCTACTATCCAACTTTCTACAATGTGAGCACCATGAGTTTCTACTTCATGTCCTAATGTTACATTGTTTGTATTTTGCTTCTTCAAGAATAAATGCGCTGTTTGTTCAACTGTTTCTTCACTGAAAAATATATTATATTTCTCCCCTTTGTCGTTACGTCTTACAACGTCTTTTTCAGGAATTAATGCAAGACCTACAATTAAGCCTTTTTCTGTTTCAGCAAATTTCACTTCTTCACTCGAAAGGTAAATAAAATCAGATTCTATTGCTGGTCTATCCACTATCGATATAGCAAACACACCATCTGTAACAAAATCTTCTATCTTCATTTCTATTCTTTCCATAATCTTATAACGTTAAATTAATTAAGTGTTTAACTTTCTACAATGTAGCATCTGCAATTTTGTTTCGTTCAATCGCTTGACCGCTTGTCATATCACCTGTAACTACATAGGCTTTAATAGGCGCTTGTTCGGGTAATTGATTTACACCCGTAGCATTTTGCGCTCCAACTTGTGGGGCATTCATAGCACTACTTATTGTTGGCATACTAATTGCACCGCCACCGCCACCAACATCGCCACCGCCACCACCACCGTCGAATTTAGTCTTTGATATTTTTACAACTTGGGCTACACCGAAAGCTACTGCAATCGCAGCCAAAACCGCCCCTACAATTGGATTACCGCCCGAAGCAAAAGCGGACATCGCAGCCTTTGCCGTGTCAACTGTTACGGATGCTATATTAATAGCTTTTTGAACTTTAAACGCTCGTTCTTGTTGTTTCTTTGATTTTCCCGCAAATGCTTCTACAAGCCCACCAATAGCTTGCAATCCACTTTGTACAATGTCTAACTTACCACTTATTTCAGCTATCTTACGATTTCTGTCCTCCGTTTCATATTTCTTTTCTAACTCTGCCTTTTTTATTAAAAATTCCTCTTGGGTTATAAAGTCATCATTTCTAGCTTTTTGCAATTCAAAAACTTCCCGTTCCCGTTCGGTCATTCTATAATTTGCCTTAGCAATTTGATGATCTAATTCTTTTTGTTGCTTTGCTTTTGCTTTATTATCGTCTTCTTTATCCTTTGCTTTGATAGAATCTCCGATTGATTTCATCGATTCTTGTTCAATATTAAATAGGTTCGCTTTATGTTCTTTTTTTAATGCTTCAATAAGTTTCGCTTGACCTTTTGCATCCTCAAGTTCACGTGCAAATCTCGTATTTTCTAACGCTATTTTTTTTTCGGTATCGTCCTTAATTAAACTATTCTCTATATCCTGAATCTTCTCTCGAATAGCCTTTCTTTCTTCAAGTTTTTTCTTGTAATCTTCGTTAGATTTTTGCCTAGCTTCCTTTTCCTTTTCAAGCGCTTCTTCACGTTTTTCCTTTTCGTCTTTTACAAATTGTGCATTTAAAATTCGTTGTTGTGAATAGGCATCTTTTCTCGCATTGTTTAAGTC